CTATTGTGTTGCCAACCGTAGCTGGGTGGATAGGACCGTCAGTAGGCGAGGAAGGAGCAGCCAATAAGGCCGCTGCAGCTGTGTTAATGCAATATTATCGCTGCTTGACGGACAATACCAAGCTTACTGTATTTCCAGTTGAGCAAGGTGTCCGAGGTTATAACTATGACGTGCGTGATTTTTCACCCGATGATAAGCCTAAGTTGGAGGCTTTCATGTCGCCCTTGGTGCATGGTGCATTTGCACCAATTGCAAACAAGGCCGGCGAGAAAGCTTGCGTACGAGGCAGAATCAATAATTTGAAAGGGCCCGAACCCAAGCCAAATCAATTCGTGGATCAGTGTATGATTGAATTCGCGGATTTGGTTGTGCGGGGCTCAGTCTTGTTCCCTGTTGATGTAGAAGATGTTGTTGAAAAACAAACTCGCTCTGCCCAGAAACTATCTTTAAGGAAAGCCATGGTAGCCGGACCTTTCTTGAAGAGAATAATGAAATGTTTCCTGAAAACTGAAGCTTACGGAGACGTCAAGGATCCACGTAATATTAGTACCTATAATGATGCTGATAAGTTGACCATGGCGCAATTCGCTTTAGCATTGTCAGAGCATTTGAAACAGTTTCTGTGGTACGGCCCGGGAAAAACGCCGTTGGAGATATCAGGCATAGTTGCGGACATTTGTGAAAATGCTTTACAGTATGTCAACACGTCTGATATGCACCGTATGATGGCACCGTTAAGTACCGTCTACGTATTGTAGACCGGATGATATTCATGAGGGCCTTTGCATATCATCGAGCGTGCATGAACGAATTACTCAACAGAAACTGCGATAATAAAGGAATTTTACCAAATGGAACCAGTTTTGAACAAGAGAGCTCACACGGAAGCGGATGTTCTGCTACAAGTGTATCACAAACTTTGCGCAATGCCTTTTGTAGCTACCTTGCTTACCGTCATACAAAGAAACCTAACGGAGCCTTCTACAGTCCAGAAGAAGCTTTCGGAGCGTTGGGAATATACCTTGGTGACGATGGCTTGCAAGCTGACCTACCCGTCGAGTCACACCGATGGGCCTCAGAACGGCTTGGCCTTATGCTCGAGGCGAATGTTGTTGAATACGGGCAGCCAGGAGTCACATTCCTGGCTCGCTATTACTCATCAGAAGTGTGGAATGGACGTCTTGACTCTATGTGTGATGTCAAGAGACAATTGTCAAAATTCCACACTACAGTTCGCCTCCCAGATAATGTCAAACCTGAAGAGAAGTTGGTCGAGAAAGCAAGAGGTTATGTCGCAACAGATGGGAACACCCCAGTCATTGGAAGACTGTGCAAACGAGCGTTGGAGCTCGGTACCGCCGCCCGATCCAGGAGAGAACTTGGAGTCGCGCCTTGGTGGTCTAAGTTTGAACAGTCAGTCCAATACCCTAACAGCAATGCTGACGGATGGATGGACGCTGAGTTTCAGCGACTCTTTCCAGAATTCAACTTTGAAGTCTTCAACGGTTGGATTGATAAAGTCAACAGCTGGAGGGATATATTGGGGGCCCCGTTATGTTGTGAGCCACAGCCGGCAACTCCAACGACTGTACCAGTCGTTGTTGACGGTGATGTCCTCCCGGCAAGGACGTCGAGTTGCCCAGTCTCCTCCCCGAGCGCTGAAGAGACTAAGAGAACGACCCGCAAGCACGCTGCCCGCAAAGACGGTAAGTCTAAGCAGGCTAAGTGGAAAACCGTTGTTTCGAGGAAGAAACCACGGGGAAGTGCCCGTGCTTAAACGCGCGTCTACGGAGACGTAAACTCCGCGCCTAACAATAATTTGTTTTGTTAGCCC